GTTTACTCTGGTCACTTCCACCATCCATCAGAATATGGGAACATCAAATATCTTGGCGCACCATATGAAATGACGTGGTCTGATTATCAAGGTAAGCGTGGATTTAGAGTACTTGATACTGAAACAAGAGAACTCGAATGGATTTTAAATCCTATCCAAATGTTCTTTAAAATTGATTATGATGATACTGACATGACTATTGATGATATTGCAAATCTTAATACAAATCATATTCCAAACACTTATGTTAAGGTTATTGTAAAGAATAGAAGTAATCCATACATATATGATTTATTTTTGAATAGACTCACCGATGCAGGTGCATCAGATGTAAAAGCAATCGAAGATTCATTGAACCTTGAAGATGCAGGTGTAGATGAAATCCTTGATGAAACAAAAGACACTAAGGAAATATTACATTCATACATCGAGTCTATTGACACCAATGTCGATAAAGATCTTATAAAGAAAGTTATTGATGATTTATATATTGAGGCCCAACAAGTAGCATGAAAATTGAATTTCAAAAAGTTAAGTACAAGAACTTACTCTCATCTGGTAATTCTTGGACTACGATTGATTTGAACAAAAACAGAACCACTTTAATTAGTGGAACTAACGGTAGCGGTAAGTCAACATTGTTAGACGCTATCGTTTTTGGTTTATATGGAAAAGCTTTCCGTAAGATTACCAAGAACCAACTTATCAACAGCGTTAATAATAGAGAAACTGTGGTTGAAATCTATTTTCAAATAGGACAATCAAAGTACAAAGTCATGCGTGGAATTAAACCTGCGGTGTTTGAAATTTGGCGCAATGGTGAACTGATTAATCAAGATGCAGCAACGAAAGACTATCAATCATTTTTAGAACACAGCGTTTTAAATTTAAATTATAGGTCTTTTAACCAGATTGTTATTCTTGGTAGTGCAACCTATGTTCCATTTATGGAATTACCTGCATGGCAAAGACGTGAAGTAATTGAAGACTTGCTCGATATTCAAATCTTCAGTACTATGAATACACTTTTAAAAGATAAGGTAAACACTAATAAAGAAGATATTACTGAAAACTCGTATCAGCAGGATCTTATTAATAACCAGCTCGACTCTGCAAAAGAACATAATGCATCTATTCGTAAAATTAGAGAAGACGAAGTTGTAAAGATACGGGAAAAGATGGGAGGCCACATTGAGACGATTGAGAAAGAGAAAGAACATATCGAAAGCATCGAAGGTAATATCGCCTCGCTCATTGAAAACATCGAAGATAAGACCAGTGTCAAAGCGAAAGTCGAGAAAGCCAAGAGCCTAAGGCGTGATATTGAAGCAACACTAAGATCTAATCAAAAAGAATTATCATTCTTTCATGATCATGATAATTGCCCTACCTGTAAACAAGGTATTGAACATGATTTTAAACAAGAAAAGATTACAGCTGGCGACAAAAAGGTTGCTGAGTTACTAGAAGGATTAGAAAATCTTAAATCAAAAGCACAAGAATATGATAATCGCTTAGAAGAAATATCACAGGTTGAAGATCAAATTAAAGATTTGAACCTTACTATTGGTGATCATAGAGCTACGATTAAAGTTTCTAAAAACGCTTTGAATTCATATAAAGCTGAGCTTACAAAAGCAGAGGAACAAGTTGAAGCTGTCGATACTTCTAAACTTGAGAAGCTCGTTGAGAAACTTAATACTATTGAAACAGATCAAACTCAGTTATTTGAAAAGAAAGAAGTGCTCTCAATAGTTCAAACAATGTTGAAGGACGGTGGTATTAAGTCACGTATCATACGCCAATATATTCCAGTTATGAACAAGCTTATCAACAAATATCTTGGAGCCTTTGATTTGTTTGTTGACTTCCAGCTTGACGAAAACTTTAACGAAGTTATTAAGTCTCGTTTTAGAGATGCTTTCTCATATGCTTCTTTTTCAGAAGGTGAGAAGCTACGTATCACACTCTCAATTATGTTAGCATGGCGATCAGTAGCTAAGCTACGAAACTCAGTGTCCACCAACTTGTTGCTTCTTGACGAAACACTTGACGGTGCACTTGACTCGGTAGGTATTGAAAGTTTGATTGACACTCTTCATAATCTTAACGCTGACGACAACATCTTTGTAATCAGCCATCGTGGCCATCAGTTTGGTGATAAATTTGATGCCCACCTACGTTTCCAGAAAGTGAAAAATTTCAGTGAGATTACTGCATAAAACGGTGTACATTTCTCTGTACTTAGTTTATAATCTGATTCATGTACAAATGAAGGATTCTTATGTCTAAATTCTACACCAACGTCGAACGTTTCATCAACGACATCCGTGTCCGTGGATATGAAAATGGTCGGCCATTTACACGCAAAATCAGATTTGGTCCAACACTCTATGTGCGAGCTAAAGGCGACTCTGCTACACACAAATCACTACTTGGTAATATACCACTTGGTGCTACAAAATTTAATAGCTGTACTGAGGCTCGTGACTTCTTGGCTCAGTATCAAGATGTTCACGGTTTTGAGATTTGTGGTACACAAAACTATGTTACTCAATTCATCCAACAAGAATATCCAGGTGAGATTAAATTCGACATCTCACTTATTAACATCGTCTCATTTGATATTGAGGTTGACGTAAGTAATGGATATGCTGATATGGAACAAGCCGATAAAGAAATTACTTCTATCGCATATAAATCTTCTAAGTCTGAAACATATCACCTTCTTGGTCGTAAAGACTTTGACAAAACTCAAACTATCACTGGTATCGATCCCGATGATATTCAGTTTATGAAATTCGACACTGAAGAAGCTTTACTTCGTCGCTTTATACAAATTTGGCAAACAGAATATCCAGAAGTTGTGACTGGTTGGAACGTTGAATACTTTGACATCCAATACATCGTAACTCGTATTATTCGCTTGCTCGGTGAAGAAGCAGCTAAGAAGCTTTCGCCTTGGGGTCAACTCAAACCAAGATCAAAGCAAATGTTCGGTAAAGAACAAAGTACATATGAAATCTCTGGTGTTTCAATCATTGACTACATGGATGCTTTCAAAAAGTTTGGTTACAAGTATGGTCCACAAGAATCATATAAACTTGACCACATTGCTCACGTAGTTCTTGGTGAAAAGAAACTCGATTATTCTGAGTATGGAAACCTTACTCAGTTATATGAACAAAACCCGCAACTATATCTTGACTATAACCTTAAAGATACACAACTTATTCAACGTATGGAAGACGAGTCTGGTTTGCTTGCTCTTGTTCTTACTGTTGCTTATGGCGGTGGTGTAAACTACAAAGATGCCTTTGGTACTGTGGGTATATGGGAAACAACTATCTATCGTAAATTACTCGAAGAAAACATTGTTCCTTCATTGAAAACATCACCCGGTGAACGAGCCGGCGAGCTTGTTGGCGGCTATGTTAAAGATCCAAAAGTCGGCATGCATCCTTGGGTTGTATCATTTGATTTGAACTCGCTGTATCCACACCTGATGTTGCAATATAATCTTTCACCTGAAACGTATATTGAAGATCACCGTGAAAACGTATCTCAAGAAATGGTACTCAGCGGCAAATACCAAAACAATTCTGAGTATGCAGTATGTGCAAATGGTGCCTGTTTCAGCAAAGAAAAGCTCGGCATCATTCCTAAGATCATTGACGAATACTATAATCGTCGTTCCTTGATTAAAAAAGATATGCTTAAGGTTGAACAAGAAATTGAGAATGAACCTGATCTATATCGTAAGAAAGCTTTGCAATCTCAACAAACTCAGCTCCATAACAATCAGATGGCTATTAAAATTGCTATGAACTCTCTTTATGGCGCTACTGCTAATATCTACTTCCTCTATTATATTAACGACATGGCTGAAGCAATTACAACGTCTGGCCAGCTTTCAATTCGGTATGCTCAAAAGTCCGTGAACGAGTATCTTAACAAGATTCTCAAGACTGACGGTAAAGACTATATCATCTATATCGATACAGACAGTATCTATGTTGACTTTGGTCCTCTCATCGAAGCATCGTTTGGTACTGTTGATATTGAGCCAAGTCGTGGTGAAGCTTTCCTTGATCAGGTTTGTGCAAATAAAATTGAAGAAATAATCGAAAAAGGTTATAAAGAACTCGCCGAACGCATGGGTGCTTATCGCCAAGCGATGGTA